CCTACGGCGGTGTTGGTGGTGATAGGTGCATTTTGATTCGCGGCGAGTTCGGCATCATCTGCGTTCTGGCTGCGGAAGGTAAATCCGCCGGCGGGGAGTCCGCGCGTGGCTTCGTTCGCGACGAGCGGTTCGGATCTGGCCAGGTGATCGGCGGAACGAATCGGGATAAGAGCCGGAAAATTTATCGGGCGGCGGGGAAATGATAGGAATTAAAGAGATCGACGCACTTTGCGCGGTGCACGTGATGGGGTGGGTAGAGGAGCCGCGCCAACGCGCTGGAGTGATGTGGTTCCTGAGGCCGGATGGCGGCTTCAGTCTCATAGTACCTCACTACTCTACCGACCCCGGAGCCTCGAAATCCTTACGGAACAGGATGTTCGATTTGGGGTGGGGTTATCGTCTTTCGCGGCTTAGCGCTGAGTGCGTCTGTATTTTTCTAAACTCCGAATCTACTGGCAGCGGATGTGGATCTACCGAAGAGATCGCTACTGCGCTTGCGGCGCTAAATGCTCTCAGTGTCGAGGTACCCGCATGATCGACCGTGACCACATCAACAGCCTGAAACAGAACCTTTCCTTAGCCACATGCTGGTCCGAGCCAGCCGTGCAGGTGTTCGCCCGCACGCCGGAGCCGCATCGGAGTTTCAGTGTGCGCACGGCATCGCGGGATTATGAGGAGCGTGTATGCCCGTCGTGCAAGCAGACTTTCAAGATGGTGACGGGTACTCAGGTGTACTGTAGCCTCGGAAGTTGCCAGAGCAAGAGGCGCAACACGGCGACCCAAAAGCGCGTGGATGGCTGGCGGGAACGGCAGCACACGTACAAGGCGTACAGTGCGAAGAATCGGAAGTGCAGGCTGTGTTATTTGTCTGAGAGAAAGGGGCCGCATGAAGTCTGAGCAGCAGAAAGCCGACCTGGCCGAACAGAAGGCGCTCCGCGCCGCGCGTATCGCTGAACGTAACGCGACGATATTGCGGCTGCACGCGGAGGGACGCAAGACTAACGAGATCGCGCCCAGGGTGCAGATGGACATCAGATCAGTGGCGAAAGTGATACGGGACAACTATCCATCAGTTGACGTTGCGGCGGAAATGAGGCACCGATGAAGACCCTGGGCGATCTGTTCGACGCGGCGTATGCGAAATTTCTGAAGCGACTGAAGGAGGCCGGAGGTAAAAAGACAGGTTGCAGTAACTGCAAGGGCACTGGAGTTGACCCCGACCGGATCGCTTACCGAAGGTGCCGAAAGTGTGGCGGCAACGGCTGGCGGGAGGTGGCCTGTTGAGCGTCCTGACCTACGGCAACGGCTACCGCATCGCAAGCGTAAACGGCCTCGGCACCATCGACAAATGCCCGCACTGCGATGCTACCGACATCCCGCGCGTGGTGAGGCATCAGTTGACTTGCGGAAAACTGAACTGTCGGGATAAACAGAAAACCGTTACAGCGGCGCGGCGGCGGCGGGCGCTAAAATAGTCCAGTGGGCCTCAGTCCCGCCTCTGCTATTCGTTGTAGCCAGCCCGATGCCGACTCCGTAGCCGAGAAATCGCCTCAGCGGTATGGAATGTCCGGGCTGGCCCCTCCATCGCGCCGTGGGTAACATCCGATTGCGGCTTTTCGTTCAATGTAGGATTCCGGGTCGCACCTGGAGATGCAGCTTAACGCCCTGCGAAGCCGACCATCCCCTACTTAGGCTAATATGGTCTTGTGAGCAAAGCCTTAATCGTTGCCGCGCCGCGCGGTCGCCCCACCCAGTACAGGCCGGAATACGCCGACCAGATGCTGGACTACTTCA